CGTCGTCCGCGTGTCATCCGAACCTCATCACCCGGTTCCGCTGCGTCCAGAACGGGCCGAATGACATCCTCACGCATACTTCGTCGCCTTGGTACTTGATGATGGTCACCGGCTCCAGATCACCGCACGGGAATTTGATGTAGGTCATTTCTTCTTCGCGGCCTGCGCCTCCAGCATCTGCTGCTTGATGATCGCCAGCTCCTCTTTGCGCCACGGCTCGGACAGCATCTCCAACAGCTTGGCGCTCTCAATCGGCACCACCACGGATGCCTGGTGCCCAAGCACCATCAGCGTGTCCATCCAGATGTCGTAGCCCGCCGCCCGCGCCAGATCACAGAACCCGTAATCCTCCGAGATGAACACGTTGGGTTCGTCGTAGCGGATTGTCAGCTCGCGCTCAATGCGTGCGCGGAGCACGGAGTCGTTCTTCACCTCGGCCAACGCCGCCCACACCTGCTTCAGTCGATGATCGCTGGTGTTCCTGCCTTTCAGCTCCATCGGGAATAACTCCGGCACGCTCTTCGGAGCGCGGTTGGGATCGGTCAGGATGGCAACCCGGTCTGGGTTCTGCGCCGCAATCCGCTGCAACACTGGCACCTTGATCTTGCAGAAGCCGATGCTGGCCCGCTCCACCCGTTGCAGTCCCGCCTCATCCGGTTCCTCGCCCTTGATCGCTTGAACGTGCCAGTGCGTGTCCAGCGACCGCGACGAGTAGACTGCCGTGACAATGTCCCGGTCGTGCCCGATCAGCCGCATAATCGCGCTGGCCGTCATGTCCTCGCCATTCCGCTGGGCCAGCACGTCCTTGTCCCAGAAGATCAGCTCATCGAACTTCTGCTCGACAGCATACGCAGCGATCTCGTTGCGGGCGATCTGCACCGCAGGCCCGTCCAACAAGATCCAGTCCAGCTTTACGTCGGGTATCTCCGCCGTCGCCAGTTGCAGACTGGTGCGGAAGTACGACTTGGGGATGTCTCCCTTGAGCGGCGTGCCGATGAGGATGCGTTTTTGGGCCATGTGGAGGTAAGAAAACCACAGTCGCATCGGTTGGAACACCAAATCCACCGAAGTTAGCTCATATTAGCGTAACTAATACCGTGTTACGCCGCATCCATCGGACTTTACCGCAGCTAATGGCCGATGTATTGGAGCTTATGGTCACAAAACGAGCGGTGGACGAGTGGTTGATTGAGCCGGACGTGGAGGGAGCGCGGGAATATGCCCGCATCAGCATCTACGCCGAGCCGGAAGGGCTGAACATCGACGGCCAAGGGCTGATTCCATGGGCGCAGGTCGAATCCAGCCGCCTCACCTACACCGTCCACATGAAAAAGCGCCATGCAGCTCGCTGACCGCTACTACGCAGACGATTTTCGTCCCGATTTTGGAATTCCGTGGATTCCAAACCCACCGGACGCCGAGTTGTTGAGCTGGCCGCACGACAAACTTGCTTCGTATTTGGCTTTTCGAGAGCAAAGAAACCAAGAAGCCCTGCAAAACCCCGTGGGAGCGGGCTGGATCCTACCGTCATGGCAGACGGTGATGAACAACTGGGGCAAGTACACGAACCACATCATACTAGGTGGAAATCGGAGCTCCAAATCAATGATAGCCAGCAGGTTATGTGTGTGGGCTGCTGGTACGATCCCCGGTGCCGAGGTCCGCGCCTACCACGTCAACGAGGATCGGAGCATCGAAGACCAGCAGAGGATGGTCTGGGACGCTCTCCCGCAAGGCATCCGCAATCTCCCGACCAAGAAAGGACTCAACCACAGTGTCCAGTACTCCCAGAAGAACGGCTTTACTGATAACATCTGTATCCTGCCTCCTGTTGCTGGTTTCCGCCGTGGTGGCAGCATCAAGTTTAGCAATTACCGCAGTTACCAAGCTGACGCGCAGGTAGCCGAGGGTTACCGCGCCCACTTGATCTGGTGCGACGAGGAATGTCCGCAGAAGATGTTTGAGACGCTACAGTACCGGACCACGGACTTCCATGGACGCATCATCCTCACGTTTACTACTCTCACAGGCTGGACACCTCTGGTACAGGACATCCTCGGGAAAACTCGTACCATTGAAAAGCGATTTGCCCCGCTGGTTGGTCGAGAGCTACCAGTCGTCCAAGAGTCCCTTTCCCGACCGGGAACTGTTATCTACTATTTCTGGACTGAAGACAACACGTTTATCGACACCTCCGACTTCCGAAACAAGTTGCTCGGTCGCTCCAAGGACGAAGTGTTGGCCCGTGCATATGGCGTTCCCACCAAAAGCATCACTAGCGTCTTTCCTGGCTTCAATAAGGACGTTAATGTCATTCCTCACGAAAAGATGCCGTGGACGAACAACGTGGACTACAACGTCACACGTTACATGGCACTGGACCCGGCAGGATCCAAAAACTGGTTCATGCTCTGGGTCGCCATCGACGCCGCCGGCACCTGGTGGGTCTACCGAGAGTGGCCCGATTACGACGACTGGGCCTTGCCCGGAGCCGGACCGGAAGGCAAAGCCGGCCCCGCGCAAAAAGGCAGCAAGAAAGGCATCAACGACTACGTTGAACTCATCAAGCACTGCGAGCAGGGCGAAACCATTTTCGAGAGGTTTATTGACCCGCGTCTCGGTGCAGCGGAAAAGCAGTCAGCCGAAGGCGCCACAACAATCATAAGCGAGTTGGACTCGGCGGGCATGGTGTTCCACCCCGCCCCCGGCGTTGAGATTGAAAACGGTCTCCAGCTCATCAATGGCCTCTTGTCCTACGACGAGAAGAAGCCGTTGTCCGCGCTCAACGCCCCGAAGCTCTACATCAGCGACCGCTGCCAAAACCTGATTTACTCATTGCAAGAGTACACGGCCAAAGGCGGCAAGGACGAGGCGACTAAAGACCCCATCGACTGCCTGCGCTACCTCTGCGTCTCCAACTGTAGCTTTGTGGACCCGCACGCCGCCGAGCAGGTGGATGACCGCACCTGGAGCTATTGAGTGCTTGCCACCTTTGTTATTGCGCTCATTAGGTGCGCTTATCAAAGCCCATGAGTTCCATTGACGGCAACGCCACCTCGGTTCCCCCTGATCCCGGTCTGCAACTAGCTCCGCCCGAGAACAAGGGGCCGGACTTCAATCTGCTCAAGAAGGCGTTTGAGGACTGTGTGCGCGACAATCAGCCGTTCATCGACCAATGCCGGCTGAACTACGAGACCCGTTACGCCATTTGGAACGGGCAGTCCGCTGACGGCAAGAAACACTCCCGCGAGGGCAGCAAGGTCAGCCCCACCCCGTGGGACGGCGCCAGTGACCTCCGTGTCTTCCTTGTCGATAACATCATCAACAAGAAGGTCGCCATGGAGTGCATGGCGTTCAAGCGGGCCAACCTGACGGCGGTTCCCGTGGGCGCCGAGGATGGGGCGCGTAGCCAGTTGGTCAGCAATTTCATGCGTTGGCTGATCCAGACGCAGATTCCCGAGGTGGAGCGCGAAGTCGAGATGTGCTCCAACTACATGAACGAAAAGGGCGTCGCGGTCATGGGGCAGTTCTGGGAAAAACGTCGGGAGAAAGTGCTGGTCAACGTCCGCGTGCAGGACTTGCAGCAGCAGTTCCCGAATATCGACATCGTGGCGCTGGTCGAGGACAAGTCCGCCGCCGATGACCTGAAGGCCATCTTCCAAGAGCAGTACGGATGCTCCAAGGACAAGGCGGCCCGTATGCTGCGCGAGCTGCGTGACACGGGTGAGACCACGGTTCCGATGGACGGACCCGAGCGTTCGTATCCCGTCATCCGTGCATTCAACTTGGACGAGCACGTCTTCATCCCGTCGTTCTCGACGGACCTTGAGCGTGCGCCCGGAATCTACCGCGTGGAGTACTTTACCGCCGAGCAACTGCGGGCGATGGTGTACACGGACGGCTGGGACGAGAAGTGGGTCGAAGCCGCGATCCAGAAGGTGCGCGGTAAGCTCATCACCATCAGCCCGAGCGAATACCTCCAGCCGATTTCCCGTTCGTTCGTCTACACACAGCAACGATTCACGGACCGCATCGGTGTCGTCTACGCCTACCAGCGGTTGTCCGACGAGGATGGCACGCCTGGCATCTACTGCACGGTGTTCAACCCGATGCTGCCGCCCGACCAGAACCACGATGGTTGCGCGAAGAACGGACTTCTGGGTTACGCTCACGGCGAGTATCCGTTTGTCCTGTACCGCCGCGAGTACTTGAGCCGCAAGTTGCATGACTCCCGTGGCCTGCCCGAGCCGGGCAAGCCGTGGCAGGATCAGATCAAGGCACACAAGGACAGCCGTATTGACGCCGCCTCTCTCGGCATCCTCCCGCCCATCTGCTACCCGCAAGGCCGCCCGCCGGGCCGCTGGGGTCCGGGCGCGATGATTTCGGAACGTCGTCCGAACGAGTACCACTACGCCGACCGTCCGATACCGGACATGAACACGGACAAGTCCGAGGCGCTTTTGGAGACTTCGTTCAAAGAGTACAACGGCTTTGCTAGCCGCGAGGGCGATCCCGCCATCGACCCGATCTACAACCAGTTTGAAGTCGATAAGTTCCTTGGCTGCCTCGCCAAGAGTTTCCGCCAAGTGTGGAAGCTCTACAAGCAGTACGGCATGGACCAGGTCACGTTCCGCGTGATGGGCGTCAAGGATCCCAACTTCCAGCTCTTCAACAAGGGCGACGTAAACGAGGAGTTCGATTTCTACCTCGCGTGGGATGTGCAGTCGCCGGACTTCAAGCGGATGAGCGAGAAGTGGACGGCCATCATCCAAGCCGCGCAGTCCCTCGACCGCGAAGGCGTCATCGACTGGTCTGCGCTCTGCACCGCGTTCGTGTCCACCATCGACCCGAACATCGCCGAGCGCATCATCCGTCCAGCGCAGCAAGGTCAGCAGCAGATCGTGCAGGACGAGCAGCAGGATCTGGCGCAGATCTTCGCCGGTATTCCGAAGAACATCAAGCCCGGCACCCCGCCGCAGCTCGGCCTGCAAGTCATCCAGCAGTACCTCCAGCAGCCCGACGTGCAGCAGCGTTACTCGCAGGACCAAGCGTTCCGTGAGCGTCTGGACGCCCGTGCCAAGCAATACGAATTCCAGATCATGCAGGCCAGAAATTCGGTTATTGGGCGACTGGGAGCTCAAATGCCCGGACCCATGCCGGCAAGCACTAGCACATGACGCTGTTGCAGCAGTTGGGCTTAATTGGGCCTTACTCTCGTCTATCCGTTGAGGATAAACGAAAGTACCAGACTGCTGCACGTTTGCGTTACGCCGAAAAGCGTCGTTTGGCTGCAAAGCTAAAATACGATCCGGTGAAAGCGGCTCAAAGGTGGAAATCCTATGCGGAAAAAAACCGCGAGGCTTTAAGGTTGAAGAGTCGCCGCGAAACAGAACGTCAAAAGGCCAGCCGCATTCGGACGCGCAAATTTTTGACGGACGAGGAACGTAGGGAGTATGCCCGCCGCTATTCGGCCAAAAGGTATCGTTCCGATCCACAATACCGCATAGCCCTTCGATGCAGAACGCGTTTGAACGAAGTTTGTAAGCGTCGTGGCCATGAAAAATCAACCACGCTGAAAATCGACAGAAAGAGCTTGGTTGAATGGTTAGAATCAAAATTCCAGCCGGGGATGACTTGGGAAAACCACGGCAAGGTTTGGCACATTGATCACATCATTCCTTGCGCCGAGTTTGACCTTACCGATCCAAAACAAGTGGAGCAGTGCTTCGGCTACTTTAATCTTCAGCCTCTGTGGACGCGTGATAACTTGGTCAAAAATGCCAAGATGCTCAAGCAGCAGGAATTTGGCTTTGCCACGACCTCTCAATGAAAAAACGACGCGACCCCAACCTGACATCAGCGGAAAAGTTTGGCCGGCTGCGGCAGTCGATGTTCAGGTTGGTGGGCAACGACGCATTCGCTGACTTCATCGAGGAGATGCGCGAGATGCAGCACTCCACGATGATCGACCTCTGCTCGGATGCCGTCGTGAAGGACGAGCGGATGACGCTCGCGGCCACGGGTGAACTGCGGGCGTACTCGCAGATCATCGGGCTCTACGATGACTTCATTCAACAGCAGATGGAGCAGGCGGAAATCGACGCCGAGCAGCGGGCTGGTTAGTTTTGTTACTACGGGTATTAGCCCGTTTAATAATTCCTATTGACACACGGGTGTGCGGATTGCACCCGTAGCGACACTTGGCACCCGCCATGTCCACAGCCCTTGGGGGCTCTAATCCCATGTCTAACGAAACAGCAGAATCCGCTCCTTCACAGCCCGCCG